TGAAATAAACCACGCAATAAAGCGGCTCCAATACCACCTGTTAAGTTGGCTCTGGATTGCTCACCCAACAATAGCGCATCAAGACCAGACATTAGAGTTTCGCTAAACAGTCCAGTGCCAAACTGCTGTCCTCGTTGTGCAAGATCACGCTCTAAGAAGGATGGTCGCAAAGCGGCAGTAAGTTGTGCTTGAGGTAAGAACGCAGAGCTTAAAAACTGAGTTCCTAATCGTGTTTGTTGTGCTTGTTCTTCACGGGCTTGCTCCATTGCACTAAGTCTAGCTCTTGCTCTTGCTTCTTCTTGTGCAGTTGCTAGTGCAAGTTGCTCTGGGGTAGCACCTCCAAATGTTGCAGAGGATGTTCCTAATCGACCTTGAGACAACAGGCGCTCTTCTAACTCCAGACGATCTCTTCTTTCATCAGGTCTTTGTACTTCACGTATTCGTCGAAAAATATCTCTCTCACGATCCATAGTATCTTGCTGTGCTGAATCAAAAAACTGACTTGCACCACCAAATAAATTACTTTGTAGGGCTTGTTCTTCTGGAGAAAGCTCCATAGTGGTTTGAAGACCTTGTGGAGTCATCATGGTGTTAAAGCCTGATCCTGTAGCTGTTGTTACAGTAAATGGCCTAAACTGGCTGTCTTCTCTTATTTGATTGGCAATATCTTGTGCACCACTATATGCCCTTTCTCCTACATCACTTAATCTATTAAAGGCATCAGCAGTAAGTATGGTGCTTAAAAGGCCTAGTCCTCCTCTGGTTTTAAATAAATCGTCAAAGAGATTTTCATGAAACATAATAATTTTCCTTTATGCGAGCTTTCCTATCAAAGCCATTACATTAATTTCTTGTAGTGATAGCTGAGATGAATTTATTTCTGCCTCAACCCCGATAACAACACTTGTTCCAGATCCTGTTGCGTTTATTGACTTTCTTGTAACTAATGTACCACCTGTAAATTCTGATTCATTGTATTCACTAACACCAAAAAGAGCAGGAGTTTGATTTGCCGCCTGAAACGATTCAATGGCATAGGCACCTGAAAAATCATAAGACCATTTTAAAAATACAGTTGTATCACTTGCTCCAACTACTGTTGGTTTTAGTTTCTTTACCATTTTGATCCTAGAACTATCACCAAAAGATAGTCCAGGACTAGCATATTTGAAGCGATAAGCCTGTCCGTTATCTTGAAAGCCAGAGTATTGAGAGATGCCATTTGATGTGCCAATCAATAGATCACCATCTTCTTTTTTGGCATAAGCAGAAAAGCCTGTTTCAGGCCATCGTGTTACTCGATAAGATCCGTTAGCTGTTTTAGTTCTTATATCAAAACAGTAGGTGACATCCTGACCTACAAAACTTAATAAATAAAAGTTTTCTTCAGGGGAGTAAACAGACCTAAAAAATGACTGCTCAGATTGTAGATTGTCAATGATGTCTTTTGTGATGTTCCCTGAAAGACTGCTGATTGGCATAGACTTTTCTTGTATTGTTCTGCCAAAGCTTTTGAGTCCTGTATGAGATAAAAATATAACATCTGTTCCTGTGTATTGGACTGTATCCCGATCAACGCAACCAATACCAGCAACAGTGTCCGCAAGTGTCATGCTTGCTGGAGAACTAGCACCAGAGTAAACAACAATGCTGTGTTGACCAAAAATGATAAGAAAGTTGTTATGTGCGGCGAGAGCTACAATCTGGTCATAGCCATCAGGCCATGCTGTAGAAATATCAATATTGCCACTGGAGCCACCTGTATACGCATGACCCTGCAGTAAGTCAGACCAATAGATAGTCGATGGTGCAGAACTCAATCCAGTAACAAACAAACGACCAAAGGCCGCCAACACTTCATTGCCTTGGACGATACCGCCTGATCCTGCGACAGAGCTAAGCAGTGCAACCGACGATCCGTCATATATTAAAGGTGCATGTCCTGCTTGAAATAGATAAGCATTGTTATTGAAGTTTACGATCTTCCAGTTGTCAGCTGTAATCGAGTAACCACCAGGTGTTGCATCAGTCAGGGTTGTAGTGCCTGTAAATATTTTATTATTGCCTGTCGATAGTATGACGTTACTACCCGTATTTTTTTGGAACTCATGTACTACTCTTATTGTTGCAGAGCCTAAAGCAGTTTTATTAGTTGTAAGTACACTATGACCTTTACGACAAGCAATACGACCACGTTGGTCAATGATCGCGTTGTCTGCTATCTCTGCAAAAGAAGGGTCTTGTGCTAGAGGCGAGTCCTCTGTATTGATCCCCTGAAAAGCAGGAGCTACAAGATTAACACTTGTAAGTGACTGAGCCATATCAAACAGTCCTAAAAATCATTTCTTCTGGATGCTTTGCCGCATCAATAGCAATGGCATCTGCTAAGTATCTATCAGCTATTTGAAAATATTCCGCTGTAGATGTCCCTCCTGTTTCACCTCTTTCTCTAGCCAATAATGCAACTGTCAAATGAATGACAGGCTGTGCTGGAATCAACAGAACATCTGTATCTGCTGATAAATCGGCTTGTCGTTTGATAAGATCAAATCGTAAGCTATAAACACCATCTGGCGTTGGGCTTACCAAAACCTGTGTATCTCCGTTGCTATCTAAACCATTAAAGGTGTAATACTTTGGTGCTCCAGTGGCGGCATTAGATATGTACAAGGCATCATTAAAGTAATCTTTTGTTTCATACTCCATAAAGCAGTTTTGAGTATCATTGATTACTGACATAACTTTTACGTTATCACCACCGCCTGTTAGCGAATAGGTATTGTCCGAAGCAGTTGTCGAGATCGTCAGTGTTTCTCGTAGTGCAGACCAATCTGTTGATTGACCTACCAATGTTTTTGCATCGTTAATAAAGTCACTAACCATTTTTACATAGGTGCCACTGGTGACAGAGGTAGTCTCATCCTCTCGAAGACGACGCAATACATTATTCATTAGATTTAAATATGTCATATGATTTGATTGCCTCCAGTGAACATACCGTTTTGTCTATTTATAAAATCATTAAGCTCTGCTAATGCATCTTTTTGTGGAAGTTGTGATATGCCTGATATTTGTGGAATTTGGATTGGTCGCAATCTTCTTAAAAATTCATCAAACATACTGCTACCAGATTGAACGCCAGCACCACCGCCTCCTTCTGATACAGTTTCAGTAGCACCTAGTTGTTGTTGCGGTTGCTCACTTATTTGAGATTCTCCTGTAGAAAGCATACCTGTTATTGCTGAATCTCCTGTAGATAAGACATCTGTAGTGCCTATTTCTGGTGTGGTAGTACCTACTTCTGGCGTAGATACAACTGGATCATCTGTTGAAGAATCTGTAGATCCGGTATCAGTAAAAGGATCATCTTCATTTGTAGTATCTCCTAAAATGTCTTCATCTATAGATTCTTCTTCTTGACCACCTAAGATAGATCCCTGTTCATTTACTTCAGGAATGCCATCTTCATTACGAAGTATTTCACCACCAGCATCTTCTATTCGATCTATTACAGAAGAGATAACATCTGTCATAACAGTGGTTGTAACAAATCCACCTTCTCCTACTGAGTTGGTAAAGATTTCAGCAAGAACTTCTTCTGGATTTGAAATTACATTTTGAAGATCATCAATTAATCCACCTAAAACTAAACTTGGATTTGATAAAATTTCTTCAACGGTTCCAAGAACAGTAGGGCCAGAAGGCAAACCAGGAATCACACCTGGCAAGAATACGCGCCAAGAACCTGGATCTGTGATAGTTTCCGTATTAATAATTACACCGCCCATACCAGGCAATGTGATAGGACCAGAAGCACTTCCCCTAGCTGATCTTGTTACTCTTTCAACTATTCCCTCCCACCAGTCATTCAAACGAGAAGATACTGTTTCTTCTTCATCTTCTTCAGGAGCAGGAGCAGGTGCAGGAGCAGGTGTAGGGGCAGGTGTAGTTGAGTCAGTTAGATCTTGACCTTCTCCAGAACCAACACCTCCAGTAGGCTGTCTTGTTGGAGTTTGTGCTGTAGGCTGAGCTGTAACATTATCAATGGCACTTTGGATTGGATCTTGTTGAGCCGCTGTTGTTGATTCTCTTTGGTTAGCTTCTTCAAATGCTTGATTTATTCTATTCACTTGCCCAACAAGAAGAGTATCGTTAGGATTAAATCGTGGTCCTGGTCCTAAAGAACCGTCTTCATTAATTACTAAGACACCTCTCCTAATGTAACTCGCCATTACAGCCGCAACAGTTTCATTAGGATCTCTTGTGTTGGGTCTGCCACCACCAGCACCAGGGTTTGAACCAAAAGCACGTTCATACGATAGAAGAAATAAATCTAAGTCAGTTGGACTAATACCATCACTAGCATTTATTCGAATAGCCATTTACTTTTTCCTCAATACGCTTTCTTACTTTGACCCAGACTTACTTGCACCAAAGTAAAAACTCACTACAGAAGACACGATACCCCCCAAATAACCCAACACCAAATTGACGATTCCATCGTCGTTGGCATCAGGTGGTTGGATAGTAACGAGCAAAACATACCCACCAAATAAGGCCACGGAGACAAGGGCAATAGCTCTAGCCGTCCAGTCTTCTTTAAAAGAATCCCGCGCATGCTGTGTATCCTTTGTTTCTAAGGCAAAGACATCTACTTCTAATTCTTTCATGCGAACTTCAAAATCAAGTTCTGCTTTTTTTATTTCTGCCAGTTGCTCTGGTGTTGCTTGCGTTAGTGCTCTTTCAAGTTTTTGTGGTGTTGGATCACAGCCTAGTACATCAGCAAGCATACTAGCCGCCGCACCGCCTACAGGACCACCCAGTGCCGCTCCAATAGTAGGAGCAAGTTCCCCTACCAAACTTTTGATCGCATCAAATTTCATAAGGAACTTACCCAGCAACCAATTAGATTATTAGTCATTTTGGTTTCCCTCCGATTGAGTTGAATCCAAAGTACGCACCAACTAAAGCACTTACCGAAACAACATAAATATTTGCAATATCATGTAAAAGTTGAGCCGCCATATCAAATCCAGCTATTGAACAACTCACCACTGCAAGTGGGTACATCACCATTCCCGACAAAGCAAACCAAGCCATGTGTCTTTGGCTATCACGTTTGGCATCTTCATCGTCCATCCTGCGGCGCTTGTCTTCTAACTCAAGACGACGAAACTCTTCTCTTTCTATAACGCCATTGTTGTTAGTATCTGTTTCTTCAAATGAAGTCATCGCAAATACTCTGCTATTACTACAGTAGCTACAATAAATGGATACATAGACATCATCATAACTTCCAGTCGATCAAAACGCTTAGAGCCTCGATCTAGCTGTTTGTTAATCATTTCATATCGAATCGAGCACTCTGCCTCATGTTTTTCAAGGCGTGTTAATAAGTCAGTTACTTCTGGTGATATATCTTTACTTTCCACTTAACCGCTCGCTATAAATATTGCTGTACCAATTACTACTGCAAGTGCTAACACAACTAACAATCCTGCAAGCATCTGCTCTTTGGCTTCTTGCTGTCGATAGACTGTATCCCTGCGTTCTTTGGCAATCTGTTTTTTCATTTCTCGGAACTCTATCAACCCTTCTTTGCCATAAACCATTCCGATGATGCTGATAAGCTCTTTTTGTTGAGCTTCCATTTTTTTCTTTGCGGCAAATGCTTGCATTGCTTCTTGCTGAACACTGCCGCTAAAAACCACTCGCTTAAAAGGATTTACATTCTTAACCTTCCTTTCAGCGTACATTACATCCGAAGCATGACCGTACCATCTGCCAATTTGCATCATGGTGTCTTCAGCAGACTTGCCAGCCTCTACCATTGCTTTGACCATCGTAAAAGCTTTGGTTGCACCAGCGATAGCAGTTATCGGATCAATCATCTTTAAATCTCACATACGGAGGACAGTCATAAATACCTGGCACATACCACCGATAACGCTTATCTGATTTTGTATAGAGTTCTTTGTATACACATACTGTATGGTAAACAACTCGTTTACCTACGTATGCTGAAGTTCCTCCTTCTAATACTAAAACCAAAGCAATAATTTTTACGATACAACTCCATGTTCCTCTTTACATAATTTAGAAGACTGCATTGCAAACTTTTTTAACATTCTCCGGCTCTGATGAAAAATCATCACCTGAGTTAATTACATGACGATGATAAGAGCTTGATATAACTTCTCCACTCTCAAGTATTTTAGTGGTAGTTCGCACTTGAACGAATGTAGTGCCATCTCTTTCTATGACTTCAATTTTATCTGCAACTATTTCTTTCGTTAATGACATAATTTTTTCCTTTAGTCTGTTTCAAGAATCCACTTGAAATAATTAAGCATCAGTTTCATAAGACAGCGTTATACTTATATCTGTGGCACCATCACTTAAAGAAGCTGGATTAATCTGATCGGTAGTAGAATTATTTCTCAGTACCATAATACGTATAATTTGGCCGTTATCTTGTAGTTCAGGTACTATTTGAACTGGATTGGTAAATCCTGAATTATCAATATTAGTAAATCTAACTACACCCACATATCTTTGAAGGTTAGCTAATAAACGAGAAAGAAAGGGCAAACCGTGTATTCTTATATCGCCAGCCGCACCAGTTACAGCAATATCTTGAACATGGCCCCATACAGTAACTAGATTGCCTACTTTGACATAGCGTCCAGTCCCTGATGTAGCACCTGCTGTTGGATCAGTTGTTGCAAATTTTGCTTGAGGTGTCCAATCGCCTTCTTCATAATCATCTAAAAGATTACTTGATGTTGTTCCACCAACATAAAGGCCACTAGATGTACTAATGGCTCCTGTGACATCCAAGGCTGTAGCGGGTGAGCTATTTAAAATACCTACGCGATTGTTGCCAGCGTCTACAAAAAGACCATGAGTATTGCCATCTGACTCAACACGGAAATCCATGTCTATACTGTCGTCATTGATAATTAACTCACTATCTTGAATTCTTATGCGACTCGTATCGGAGCCAGCTTTTTTTAGAGTAAAATCGAACTGACCCTCTTCAGTACCATCACTCACATCTAGTAATTTTGCTCGAATAAAGCCATAGCTAGTTTGCTCACCAGCATCATTATCTCCCAAGAATCGTATTTGGCCCACAAGATCGCCGTCAGCAGGAGAAGCACTATCTCTAATCAAATCCAAGCGAGGGCCAACATTGGCATCCTCATCGGTTGACTTTAAAACTAACTGAGCTGAGTTACCTCCAGTTGCAATTGTTGTTAGTCCACCAACTGTTAGAGTGCTTGCCATATCAACAGCACCATCAATGTCTACGATATCAAGATTGGTAGTACCATCTACGTCTATATCACCTGAAATATCTAGGCTTGCAAAAACAGAAGTACCTGTAGCAGTCACTGTGCCTGAGACATCAACGTTACCATTAATATCTATAAGCGTAGCTGTGAGATCAATCTCATCAGTAGCACCCAATCCTAAGACCGTAGCAGATATGCCTTGAATAAACTGACTCGCATCATTGAACATAAGTTTGTTAGTAGAGTTCAATGTAAGGCCAGCGCCATCTGTGTGAGTTAGGGTAGTATCATTATCAGCACCAAAACCTAAGACTGCAGAATCACTATCTAACTTAAGATCATTACTAACTAAAACGGCTGTAGACGCATTAATGTCTACTGTTGGTGCAGTTACCTCTACTTCAGTATCAGCATCAATATCTAATTGACCATCTGTTGATGAAGCTATTTTTAATGCAGTATCACGAAACTGAATCTCGTCAGTCGTGGTCATTTGAATATTTGTACCACTAGACGTATTGCTAAGAGCAAGAACCTCACCTAGCGTATCAACAGTAGCTACCTGGCTATCTACATAGGCTTTTACAGATTGTTGGGTAGGGATCAAGCTTGCGCTATTTGATGCCATATTGTCTTCATCAACAAACGCAGTAATGCTTATTGCTCCATCAGAGATGGTTGCAAATGTTAAAGTTCCAGTAAATGTTGGCCCTGCTGAATCTGATTTAGTAGCAATGGCTGTTGCAATTGCATCAAACTCTGTTTCAAACTCACTGCCGCGAACTACTTTTGCCGCATCACCTGTCGATAATGAATCTTTAGACGCAAAGTCTGTTGTTTTGGTGTAGTTAGACATCTTACGTTCCTATAGCAAGTCAATAGATAAGAGAAAGGGGGCTTGCGCCCCCTGAGTCTTTTACTCGGCGATTGCGAGTACGAAACCAGCTTCAGGACGATATACCTGAACACCATACAAAGTGTCAGCAGTATATAGAGTAGAGAGATACTCTTGCTTGTACTGAGTCTGAGATCGAACGCTCATTTGCTCCGCCATAACAATAGCGTCAGTGTGGAACAAAAGTGCCGCTCTAGTATCAGCAGATCCTGCAGTGTTATCAGCCGCCGCCTCAATAGTTCGACAGTTAGCTGAGACATAAATGTCTACACCGTAAAGATTACCGATTAGACCAGAGTTTACGACTTGCCCTGTGACAAAATCAGAAGACACATATCGGTCGATACCCATGATGGTGTTACGAACCGAAGGAGGAATAACAAGCGAACGACCGTCCATAGGTACGTTGTTGTCATCGAGCTTCTGAATCATGTCACGGAAGAACGCATCCGTGAATACGTCTTGTGTTGGAACAATGGTATCATCAGTGTACTGAGTTGTTGTTCCATTATCGTTAAAGAAACAGCCAGTATGCTGGTAATCAGTAGCGGCTGGGCTAAATACGATAGCACCACCATCACCGAAACCAGTACCCGCTAAGTGAAGGTCATTGTCAACTTGTACGGACAACGCATAACCAGCATCTTCAGTATAGAACTGACGAAGGCTAGATAGCGCCTGTACTTCAACAATATCTTCGATTAGGCGTGAATACTCAAAGTGACGATTGATATCAATCTGTAATTCACTTTCGGTATTTGCAATGATAGTGACTGCTGTATCAGCGGCCTTAGCATTTGCATCGCCACGGGTAGGCTTAGGAATATGAAGCTTGTCACCTTTCTTACCTGTCATTGTAAGCTTTCTAACCAGCGGAACCATTTTCAGGTTCTTTTGATAGGCGGCAATAATTTCATCTGACCAGATTTCTGGGATGAAAGTATCTGCTTCAGTTTTTGCGGTAAAACCCCCAGTTCCTGGGTAAGTTGCAGTAGCCATGTCAATCTCCTTTCAGATTATTTGACTCGACCCTCTGCGTATGCCTGAAGAATTTCACCGGACAGGGCTTGGTAACGCTCGGGGTCTGTTTTCATTAGTTTAATAATGTCGGCCCTGCGATACTGTTTTTTTGCGGTTGACTCAGCACTGCCTCTAGCTTTACCTGTATTTGCCGCTTTGAGTTGTTGCTTTCGTACCTGTTTTTCAACATTAGCAGTTTGTACTGCCACTGACTTTCTTTCTTTCCAAAGAGAGAATAACTCGTCAGCTACTTCAGCATTAAACCTTTGGTCAGCTTCTACAAATAATTGAGTCCTAGTTTTTGAAGCTTTGATCCATTCTGCGAACTTAGGATCAGCAAGTATTGTTTCCATATCTGGGTGTTTGTTACTCAGAGTTGCTAACGCCGCTTGCTTTTTGTAGTCCTCAGTATATCTCTCAGCCTCTTTAATCTTAGGATGATTCTCAATAGCTCTATTAACAGCCCCTTGGGGATCCGTAAAATAATCAATATCGCTTTCAGGCTCAACGTCTTGTTGAGGTGCTGGCGATGGTGTTTGAGCAGTAATATACTCATCCACTATCTTACGAAGCTCACCAACCTCGTTAGAATGACGACTCATCACCTTTTCTACTTCTTGGTGCATCTGAACAACTTCTTTCAGAGACTTACCTTGATATCTCTCTGGAATATCGTCGTCAGTGTCTTCTTCTAGCGCGTCTTGAGTTTGCTCAACAGCTTCTGGCTCTTGAGTCTCTTGAACTTCATTTTCGATGTTTTCCGCATTTTCCTCTTCGTCGAGGTGCGTATCAACCATCGTTGCTCTTGACATATTAAACTCCGTGAACTAAGTCATTATGGAGATTTTTCTTTCCTGCCAGCCCTTTCATGTTCTCGTATCCACTTCATATGGCGACCTGGAAAGTCCCCACTATGACCGTCGAGTACGCATTTGGGCGCTGACAGCATTTTAGTAGCATAAGAGCCACAGTCGCACCTAATGACTGAAACCCCTTTGCCTACCATTCTTTCAAATACATTTCCGCATTTACAACGAAAATCGTATATTTTATACATCAAAACTTTCTTGTGTATCTTCTTCGGCCTCATCTCGCGCCGCAGTAATTGTTGCTTCCATGTTAATTACTGTGGCTAAAGCGGCAACTTGGCCTTTTCTATAAAAGAACTCTTCTGAGTCTTTAACACTCTGAATGTCTGCTAACTTTTTTGCGTTCTCAGTTAGCTCTCCTATTAACTGCTTAAATCCTACATGATTAAACAATTCATTGTAGTTGTTAAAATACTTCTCAAGTTCAGGTGTCATAATATCTATCTCTTTTTTGTTGATTAACTGCCTTTTAGCATGATTTCTAAAAAATGTCAGGCTTTTCTTGTAGTATTTCTACGACGACCAGATGCAGTAACTGCATACTTTATAGGCTTTGGGCCTGTCTTCTTTCTAGCCGCTGTTGTTTTCTCTGCTTTGGTCATTTGTGCGGCTACTGCTTTTGGTCTACATGCCGGATAAGGCCGACGTGATCGCCTTGCATTTTTACGACCACATGGCTTTCCTGTTTTGATGTCAACCCACTCTTCCTTAAACCATTTGGTCAGGCCGTCAGTAGGTTTTTTTGTGGCTTTCTTTTTACCTTTCTTATGCTTAGGCATAAGTGCCACCGCGTTTCTTATAGGTTCTAACTATCCAAGAGCTTGCGTAAGCCGAAGGAAAAACATCAAATTTACGTTTAGCCTCAGCCTTTACCCGTGAGTAAAGTGCTTTGTTCTTCACGTTATCAGGTATAGTGCTTCTTTTTTTAGGCTTTCGCTGTCTTTTTGCCTTTGCCACGGCGTAACACCTCAAAGTCTGCTTTAGTAATCCTATTTCTCGGAGGAGCTACTCTAGCAATTTTCTTTTGTTTTGGGCTATAGGTTTTGCCCTTTCCTTTCGGCATTACTTTTTAACTTTTTTCTTTTTCTTCTTATTTGACTTCATTGGTCCATGATATGGCATGATTATCTCCTTATGTTTACTTTTCAATCATCATTACAGCAAATGATTCCATCTTACCAACATCTTCCTGATTTTCTTTTGGGTCGAACTTTGTAGGAATGCCCTGTGCTTGCATCTCTTTAATGCGACGCTTAGAGGATTCCCCCATAGCATAATATTCAATAGGTGTGTAACTGACTGTATGATCTTGATCTCTCATTTCTTACCTCCATGCACTTTTTGAACTGCGAAGTCTGCTGACTTTGATGCACCCTTGTGTGGTTTATAGCCACCAGCAGGATCTTTCATCAATTTATACTCTTTGCCTTTCTTCATCCAGTGATAGCCGTTTGGTGCTTTTACTTTCATTTACTTCACCATTTCACCTTGTGTGACCAATAACGCGCAGAAAAGAAGTCAGGGTTAGGGTCTTGAGCGTTATGCCTAGCATAGTAGCTTTTACGCCGTTCTTTGTCTTTTTTGGTCTTTGGATTTTTTCCTGCACCCTTAACACCCTGCTGACCAAATCTGATTATCCTGATCTTATCACCTTTCTTTGCAACCACAACATGCGATTTAGTGGGGTGATTGGGCGTTCTCTTCGGTTGATTGAAGTCGCTTACGCCCGCGCGTTCTAGGCTTGGGTGCTTCTCCGCCATTAATTAAGTCCTCCATTTTGAGCTGGAGTTCTCTGATTTTGGCCTGTAGCGGGATTAATTCCTGCTTCAGTTGGTTGAGAATCATCTCTAGTTCTTTGTTGGTTAGCATTTTCTGTTCCTTGAAGTTGTCTTTCTTTCAATAGTCTATCTGCAACCTTTAGACGACGTTCAAACTCTTTGTCATCCTGATTGCCATCTCTCAGGTTTCTTGTGATTGCATTGATTGTATCTATTTCTATTTCTTGCGGAACAACAGCCGCTTCAGCGGCAAGCTTTTGCGCTCTTGCAGAAGACTCTTGTGCTTGAGCTGATAGAGCCGCTGTTTGTGATTCTTGGAACCGAAGCTGTGCTTCTTGTGCCGCAAGTGTTATTTGCTGAGCCTGTGGATTTGGTTGCATTGCCTGAGCCATTGCCTGAAGAAGTTCTTCACGATTTGACAAGTTCATATTGTCTATTACAGATTGAATCAATGTATTGTATAGCGGTGAATCTTTACCCATTGTTTGTAGCAACTGTACTAACTGAGTTACTTCGTATTCTCTAGCAATCAGACCCAATGTACTGCTAGCAGTAAACTTGTAGTCTGCTACTGGATAGTTTTCGGGATCAAACTGCATATAACGATGTGCGGCTTTCTTAACAAACGGTATTAGGAAAGACTGTTGGAAGTTGATTAGTGTTCGCTTATGTCTTTTTATTAAAGCACCGAGCGACATACTAATACCTGCCGCTGTATTTTCACCACGAATGTTTCCTGCAAGCCCTGCAGAATCTACTGCACCCGTAGCCTGTTGAACCATATTTTGTAGTGCGCTTGCCTGAGAAAAAGTAATTTGATTGACTTGCCCAAAGTTGAACGGCTGAAGAACATCTCTAGGATTACCATTTGTTAGAACCATCTTGCCAGGTCGTACTTCAGGCTTTGCACCTCTTGGCAAACGTGTGGCATCAATTGCCATCATTGGATGAATAGTCAAGCTAAGGGCATCAATTCTAGCTCTTAGTTCTGTATCCAAAGCTTTTTGGCTGTTATAGCCTTTTTCACAAACGCCTCTTCCCCAAAAACGTCCAGGCACTACATCCCACGGAAACGCAATAACAGGTCTATCTTGCATCATGTAAGGATTGGCTTCAGCCTTTAGTAGTATTCCACCATTAGCAATAACAATGACAGCCTCTACGTATTTACCTTCTTCTAATTCTTCTTCTGTTTCTTCATCTAGTAAATCTCTAGGTACAAGACCATAGTATTTAGTGAGACGTACTTTGTCGTCGTTATAGATTGTAATGTCTTGGTCAGGCTCAAGGTCTGTATCAGGTGCGGCTGATCCTATATCAGCGTCTCGATAGACACCTTGTTCTTGAAGAAGCTCTACTTGATGACGACTAACAAACTCATCAATACATACACCTAATGCCTCATCCACATTAGTTGCTACAGGATCAATGAGAAAATTTTGTGGCAGTATAGGTTTGAGTTTTATTTTTACACGTTCAGTGATATTTACGCCTACTGCCTGAAGATCCCCATTCATCAAAGGCTGAGTGGCAGGTTTCATTTCTTTCATTTCTTCGATAATTATTTCACCGATACCTGTGCCAAATACGGCTGAGTTAATAAGGCATTCGGCAACTGCCTTGCGAATCATGCAGTCTTCAAAGTCTTCAGTGAGTTTATTTCTTAGAAAAAGAACATCCTGTCTTGAGGTATCACCTAAATTATCGGCAACATCAAAGAATTTACCCCTACCAAATGTTGCTTCTTCCAGCTCTGCAACATTGGATTCAACAGCTTGTTGTAAAGCAGGAGAAATAATACGGCTACGCTCACTCCGACGCTCGCTATCAGAAGGATCCCAAATCCCACGCCAAAGCCGATAGTATTCTTCAAAACGATCTTCATAGTTTGATTCATAGTAATCACGCCAGTTTTCGCATTTTCGCATTACCCAGCCTTCAATAGACTCCTCAATCATCAAAGAATCTTCGCCGTATAATTCGCTCATATTAGTATCCTGCTACTATGTCTAAAATGTCGTGGTCATCTATTTCATATTCGTAGTCATAAACTACTTCAGCTAGTTGGTCAATGTAAGCCAGCGCATCTACCAAGTCATCGTGGGTCAAAGGATCAGGGAATTGAAAGAGTTGGTCAAGGAATCTTGGGTTCCATTCGCCTTTGTTTAGCGTAATGTATCCGTTTTCAAAACGACCTTGCAATGCCCACATAACACGATCTGTTTTCTTTTTGTTGCCGTGGGTTAGTTCTTCTACCCGAAAAAACGTACCGTATTTCTTTTGTAAGTCAGTCAACGGAGACATGACTGCTTGCTTTGCAATTCCTTTTTCTATACCTACGGATACGGGTTTGTAGTCTCTTACTACTTGGAAGATTTTGATCGCCGTTTCGTCAAGCGTCCACCTGCCGTGGATGATGTTTTCGACGTACCAGCCTTCTTCTGAGACGTTGACGACCGCGATTGCCGTTTCGTCGAGGGTGGTGTTTTTGGTGCGCTTTTTGTTGACTTCTTCGAAGCCGGCGAGGTCGATGGCGATGTAGTAGTCTCCGACGGGATCTTTATCAGCTTCGAACCGAATCCAATCTTCTTTAAACATTTCTGAACCACGAGCCTCAAACGACGCCATAAATTCTTGGCGAAACGCATAAGACGACATAGATTTTTTTGCCAGGTCAATTTCAGAGCGCTTGAGAAACGAATTATCATAAGAAGTAAAATGCCAAGCTTTGTAAGTTTTATCATCACTAAGTTCTGCGTATTTGTAAAGTTCGTAAAAATGATTGCGACCTGTTGGTGTCCCAATAAACATAGCCCCACCTTCTTGATCTGCTAATGCAGGACGAAGGATCTGCTCAAATACTTCAGGCTTCATGTCTGCATATTCATCTAACACTAAGAATTTGAGTGAGACACCTCGCATGGTTTCTGGTCGATCGGCACCTTTGAGGCTGATGGTTGCTCCGTTGACCAATTTAATCTGTAGATTATTGATGTGACTACCATCAATAACAGGATGACCAAGCTCAAGAAGGGTTTGCCACATGATGTCCCGCGCCTGTCCTTGCGTTGGCGCAACATAGAATACGTGTCCCCTATCGGCTTGAAGAGCATTGACAATAAGCATCCAAGCGGCAAGGCGAGACTTTCCTGTTCGTCTGCCAGCCGCAACTATTTTAAAACGAGTAGTATCGGCCCATACCTCTTGTTGCCAAGGTAAAAGCTCGATGTTTAGATCCATTAAAATAATACCTTATTAAGAATATGTCCACATAACGGGTGTTGTCTTTCGTGTATCGACATGAACAAATGTCTTTGCTACGCCAATGCCACCAAAGTTTAGTTTCAATGCTTCTTGAACAATGTTCATCCGTTCAACGCCATTGGTGACACGAATATCACAGGCAATGCCTTCTGAATGAGTGCCAGGCTTTTCTTTGTTGACTTCATTGGGATGTGATGGGTCTCTGTAACCTGATGTAATAACAAACGGAAAACCACAGGCTTCACGCAACTGATCCAATTTCTCCAGAAATGCGTCATCCATTTCGTTCTTGTTGGTGTGCGTGCAGTTAAATTCTTCTCGTTTGAAGTATTTCATTTCTTTTTTGCTAGTTCGGCGGTTTGTGCGCGAATTGCTTGTTTTTGTGTATACCCAAGCTCTCTATTTGTTTCTCTTACAGCTTGATTTACAAGCCGCTCATACGCCTTGCTTATTTTTCCTGCGTTATCAACTGGAGCAGGGCCGCTCATTCCAAGTTTATCTTTGTTTTCTTTTACAATTCTTGCAAAATTTTTTCTGTATGCGGCATCGTATTTTTGTGGAGACATTCCGTTTTTAGATGAAGTTTTATTTTGAAAAACCATAATTTAATCCTCTGATCTGTGTTCAATTACCGTTGGTTGAATAGTAGTCGGATCAATATCCTTGACCTCAGCAGTGCCCACGCCTGTGATGTTGATCTGAATAGCAGATTTGCCGCCATTTTGCACGACATCTTTTTCAAATGCCGCTACAGGCAGGATTCGATCCATAACTAACTTCCATGCCGCCGCCTGATTTTTGTGGTCATGGTCTAATGCCGCATCAAAGATAGTATCTAATACACGTTTGGATTTAGGGGAGGCCAGCATACGAGCTTTGTACTCGTTGATCTTGGCGGCATCACCTTTAGGACGGCCTGGTTTACCCCGACCACCAGGGGAGTTCTTGGCTAGCTCTGCTTTTGAAGGTGCACCTTGTTCTTGTTTACGACGCTTAATCTCTGCTTTGCGTTTTTTTACGTATTCACTACTCAACTTTTTTAACAGGTTACTTATCCAACCCGCCCTCCCTATCCTATATATATACTGAAGGCTAAACAA